TTGCTAAAGGTGTAGGTACTATTGCAACATTAGGTTTTGGTCCTACTATTGTTTCAAATATGAAAGCGGCCATAAAATCTATTAGTTTAAATCCAAAAGAAATAAAATTATTAAATACAAACCTATCGGGTGGTGTTAAAAACTTCTTTACACCTATCACAAACATATTTGAAAGAATGAGATTGAATGTAAAACTGTTTACTATGGAAATGCGAGCACCAATGCAAACATTTAGAAAAGCAGTTGATGATGGTAGAAAAATGTTAAAACCAATTGTCGATTCATTTAAGGCTGCCTTTGCCAATGTTAAGGCAGTGTTTATGCCTATCATTAATACAGTAAAAGGTTTATTTGGTACAGGTGGTTCTTTTGCAAAAACACTTGATACAATATTGGGTCCTTTAAAAACAGTTGGTAAATTTATTGGCCGTCTATTTTTACCTATCACATTAATACTTGGTGTTATAGATGGTGTACAAGGCTTTATGAAAGAGTTTGGTGAAACAGGTTCTATTGTTGACGGTATTAGAGGTGCAATCGTAGGTATTGTTGACGGATTTATAGGTAGTTTTGTAAGATTAATTACAGGCCTTGTAGGTAAAGTATTAGAGTTTTTTGGTTTAGATAATTTAGGTGCTATGGTAGCAAACTTAGGTGAAAGTCTAACAGGTTCATTTGGTCAAGCATTAGGTGGTATTGTAGATGTTATTACAGGTATATTTACATTAGACTTTGACAGAATACTAGGTGGTTTTGGTAGTTTGTTTAAAGGTGCAGGTTCATTTTTCTTAACAGTATTAACAGCACCAATTGATATGGCAGTAAACTTTATCAAAGACATATTTGGATTTGGTGACCCCGACAAACCATTCTCATTAAAAGATTTTATAATTGATAGTGCAATGGGAGTTTGGAACTGGTTTAAAGGCCTATTTACATTTGACTTTGCATCATTTAAAGAAAGACTATTTAAAATTGGCACAATGATGAAAGCATTGGCAGCCGGTGGTTTAGCGGCCGCAGGTGCAATGTTACCTGGCGGTGAAAGTCCTGGTGAGGCATTTAGTAGAAGATTTAATGAAGTAATGGGTGGTGGTTCAGGTAACACTGTAAATGAGGGTGATGAGATTAAGAAAATCACAACTGAAACAGTACAAGGTGATACTGCTGAAACAACATATAAAACTAATACAATTAATCAAGGTACAGAAAATAAAGGCGACACAATTATTTACACTGATAACTCAAACAAACAACAAAGTACAACAAATAATAATAAGAGTGAAACTTATACTGGCTCTCTATCTGTAGGACAAGATACATACCATGATAGAGAGAACTTTGCTTTTGGTTAAATTAATATTGGCCTAATTCTTTTTCTGTAATCAATTTAAATTTCATACCCTTATCTTCACAATAGGCTTTTGCTGCTGACCACTTTGCTTGATTTTTGATGTATTCAAAACTTTCACGCATATAAGATTTTGTTTTCTTTTTTGGTGTTTTAGGTTTTGCAGTTTGACGAGATGGTTTTATCTCAATCACAAACTTATCATTTTTAATTGTCTTAATAATAAAGTCAGGAAAGTACCTATGATATTTCTTGTCTAGTGGATTATAATATCTAATTGGTAACTCCTCAGATGCCCAATACTCTATATCAGGATTGAGGTCACAGTAACGCATAAATCGTCTTTCTAATAGTGACCTGTAAACTATCTGATTTGGATTACCAACATACTTCTTTGGGTTGGTTGGTTTGTATAAACCTTTATAACTCTTTGCCATATATCACCTATAATCTATATAAATATTACCATACAAGGATATTTATAAATGGCATTTAAATCACTAAAAAGTCACATAACTAATTTGGCCACACCATTTCTCAATGACATTGCTAGCAGTTTTTTAAATGCTGGTAGTCAGAAAGATGCTGGTAAATTTACAGCCGCAGTATTAGATAAAAAAGGACCATTTGAAATAGGTGATGCACCTGACCAAAAGGTGCGTAAAAATCCATTATCATTTAGACCTGTACAATATCCATTAGACTTAGGCACAAATGAACTTGGTCACTATATTTTGTTTGAATCAGGTTTTGTAGGTTATAGTCCACAAACAGATGGTTTTTTAGACAAGTCATCTAAGTTAGGCAATAGTAAAAAAATTACAGCAAAAACACCATCACATTCTATCACAACATCTGGTATTGCATTGTATATGCCGGCAGGTATCAAAGTAAGTTACAATCAAAATTACGATACAGACACAGAAACAGGATTAGCAGGACAAGCTGAGGCAACTTTAAGTGCAGTAGGTGGTGCAGAAAGTAATAAAGCAAAAGTAGAGGCCGCATTGCAAGGTATTATTGGTGGTACTGCTACTAAAGCAAAAGAGATTTTAGGTGAGTTTGTATCACTTGCAGGTGCTGGTGACCCCGTTAGATTTTCAGCTAAAAGAGCTGGTGTTGCAGTTAATCCTAGAAATGAGGCATTTTATAATTCACCATCACAAAGAACATTCTCATTTACATTTGATTTTTGGCCAAGAAATCCTGAAGAAGCAGATGCCGTATCACAGATTGTATCAATATTTAAATACAACTCAGCACCAGGTTTTAAAGCAGGAACATTAGGTGCATTATTTACAACACCAAATTATTGGCGTATCAGTTATATGTTTAACAATGGTGAAAACCCACACTTAAATAAAATTGGTGCGTGTTACTGTACAGATGTAGAAGTAGATTATTCGCCAGACGGACAATGGACTACATTTAAAACAGGACAACCTGTTCATACTAAACTAACTGTAAATATGTTAGAAGATAGAATTGTTACTAAACAAGATATTGAGGCAGGTGCGTAATGTTATATTTTGAACAATTTCCTAAAACTCTTTATAACATTACAGGCAACAATGGTGATACAAAAGAAATTACCGATATATGGCGAAGAGTAAAAGTAAGAAGTAAGATTGCCAACAATGTTGCAATGTTAGACACCTATGATGTAGAAGAAGGTGAATCACCTGAAATAGTTGCGTACAAAGTATATGGTGATGCAGATTATTTTTGGGTTGTATGTTTAATGAATAACATTGTCAATAGATATTATGATTGGCCATTAGATGAATATAACTTCCAACAATTTGTCGCAGATAAGTATGCCAATCCAGCAGGTATACACCACTATGAAGTATTACAATCAAGTGGCAGACAAGTAGGTGAGGGTCCTAGTGACTATTCACATTATATTGAGTGTAATGCTACAGAACCAAGCGCACAATCAGTATCAAATATAGAATACGAAAGAAGATTACAAGATGAGAAAAGACAAATTAAAATATTGCGACCACAATTTTTACAGTCTTTTGAAGAAGAGTTTAGTGAACTGATAAGAAGATAATGATATGGCATTTGAAAAAGATATTTTAGATAAAGTTGGTAAGTATAACCTATCAGAATTAGCAATCATTTCATATAGACAAGATAAAGATGAAAGTAAACCTAAGTTTATGGACATCAAAGGTATTACCCTTAATTTGTCTATTACCGAAGATATATTTTCACACAATTTAGTTGGTACTGTTATTGTTTATGATACGCAAGATATAAGAACAATATTTCCATTAACTGGTTTAGAAAGATTATCACTAAAGTTAAATACACCAGGCCTATCAGGTTTTGAATACACCGAAAGAAACGGCATACCATTTCAGATATACAAAGTAGATAGTATAAGAAAAGACCCCGATAATGATATAGGTCAGTTTTATAAAATCTATTTCTGTTCGCCTGAGATGTACAATAACAATATGAGTGTAGTCAGTAAAGCATACAAAGGTCCTATTGAGGTCGGCGTAGAAAACTTATTAAGAGATAAGAGATATTTAAACTCACAAAAACCATTTTATGTAGAACCTACAAGAACAAATGCCAAGTATGTCATACCTAATTTAAAACCTTATAGTGCAATTAGATTTTTAAATAGTCAGGCCATATCAGGTGCGTACAATAACGCAGGTTACCTATTTTATGAAACAAATAAAGGTTTTAACTTGCGTAGTGTAGAATCTATGCTTGCAATGGGTGGTGCTGTAGTGCGACCAGCAAGATGGAACTTTATGACACAAATTACACAAGTACAAGATAGTAAAAAACCTGAGGTCAAAGACATTGAAAGAAGGATGCAAACGGTTATTAGATATGAGTTTGACAAACAAGTAGATGCAATGGCCAATATGTTAGAGGGATTTTACGCCAATAGACTTATTATCCACGATGCCTTTAATAAAACAATACAGACATTTGATTTTAACTATAAAGATAACTTTGCTAAGTCATTTCATTTGGATGCCAAAAGAGGTCAAATTGACCCCGATTTGTATATTACACCAGACGCACAAGTCAATGATACAGGCAAGAAACTATTTGAATCATATGACGCCAAAAGAATGGTATCAACAGAAACATCTAAAGTCCATAATGATTATGAGTTTACGCCTGTTAAAGATACTTTGCCTAAGATTACATCACAAATGGCGGGTTATAAAAATATGAACTTATCACTATTAGTATATGGAAACACCAATTTAAATGCAGGTGATATAATTAACTTTACCTCTCCTGTAATGAGGCCTGGGGATAAGACAGAACACAACCCCTACACGAGTGGAAGATACTTAGTAATGGCGATTAAACATACAATATCTGTAGAAAGTCAGACACACGAAATGGTACTCA